GATTTAATATCTCGTTGGACTTTTCCAATATTTACCAATTGGCCAAGGCCGTCAAAAGGCTGGCTACTTACTGCTGGAACGGTAATGGATGATGGGGTTGTTGCAAACATAAATGTTTCAGAACCCGCAATAACTTGAACAAAATCCGCATATCGAATATTGTTTGTGTTTTGTATTGGTGTTATTGGTGTTGTCATAATACCGCTTCAAATGCCTTAAATGGCCCAGACCATTGAATAAAAGAATCGTTGGTAATTGGAATTAAAGTATATGTTGGATATTGTTGCAATATTACTGGGAATGTAACGCCAGTATATGTATTGCCGCCCATTGCTTGAGTTGTGCCATATTGACCAATTACCGCTGAAATTCCAGAAGATAAAGGGCCATCAATTAAACTGCGATGAACTGGAATTGTAATTGTTCCAGATGATCCGCATTGCACAGTTGCAGTTGCAATATATGTATATTGACCAGCTTGTATAAAGTCACCAACAACAACCGCATTATATGTAGGATTCGCAGTCGGAACTCCAGTAAGGATTAAATTTGTTCCAGAAGATGATGTGCTAAATGTGCAAGCTGATATTTGGCTTGGGGTTAATTGACCTTGATATGAAATATAGTTTGCCCAACCAGTTGTGCCAAAATTTAAATATTGGGTAAGCGATTTATCGTATTGACGCAAATTCGCCAATAATGCACGGCTTTGGCTGTATTGCAAATAGCTGTTTGGTTTAAAAGTAAACTGAAATGGAATAACGGTCAAAATTTCGCTAGTGCTGATGCGCTGATTACGGCTGATAACTTGGCCAACCATCCTTTGATCGTTAATGGTTACCGATTCAGATGCGGCAAGAATATTATTAAGCGTTGTTGTCATACATTACCTTGTTTGCGGCAAACTGCGTTGTGCGTTCTGGTATGCTCCCCAAACTGCGTTTTGATTGGCCGCTAAAAATTGAGTTGCTGATTGTGTGTCAATTGCAGACATATTGGCAATATATGGGCCGTTGTAATGTACCGCTGGGCCACCAGAACCGCCCATAACATCGGCAAGTTTGTTATTTGGGATTACCGTACCGCCTGTTTGTGGAACAACTATTTCTGGGCCATTTTCACCTACTATGGTTGGCATACCCGCAGTTAAATCACCGCCACTTGCCATTGCTGGAAGTTGAAACGCTGAACCAGAAAAAGAACCACCAGATGCGGGGTTTGTAAAAGCATTACCGCCGCCGCCAAATAAACCACTTAACATTCCACCAACACCGCTAAATACTTGGGTCATTGCGGCTCTGGCTTGGATCATAATTAAACCTTCAATCATGTTATCAACCAATGATTTAAAATTTACTTTTCCATTTTTAACAAATTGAGCCAATGCGGTATCCATTGCGGATGTTAATACTTGGAACGATTGTTGCCCTTGTTGTGCGGCGTTTTGACCACTTTCAACATATTGATTAAATGCTTTATCCCAACCATTGCTAAATGTTTGTTGTGCGGCTTGGCTTTCTTGAACTTGAATGGCTGTTAATTGCACATATGTGCCAGTTAATTCATAAACTTTTTGCCGTTGCTTTTCAAGATCATCAATAATGGCTTGACGATTCGGGCCAGCAGGAGTTGCTTTTTCACGCTTGTCAATTTCGCCCAGCATTTTGTCACGATCCATAATTACTTTATTTATGGCATCGTTTAATTCTTTTTGATTTTTTGTTAAATAAACATCTTCTTCTTTTGCTTTTAATGCTTCAAGAAGTAGTTTTTGTTGATTTTCATATTGAACGCTAATTGCTTCGACTGCGGCCTGTTGTTTAGCAAGTCCAGGCACAACATCACGATTGATATTTACTTTTTCTTTTGATTCTGTTGCTTGTGGTGGCATTGATGCTTTTGCCACAAATTCTTGGTATTTTGACCAATCCAATTGCATATTGTTAATAGCATTTTTGGTGTCATTTTCTAATTGACCCCACATTGCTGGATTGGCGGCATCCCTTAATACAAGAACTGTTCCTTTGACAATATCCCACAATTCCAAAACATCAACTTTAATTGCCGCAAAAGTAATGGCCGCACCAGCCGCAATATTTTCCAAAACTTTACCAAAAGTTTCCATTGCGGTACTACTTTGAGTTAAATCATCATAAACCAGCTTTAGCGATGGAATAACGGCTTGTGTAAAAGTTAAGGTTAATTTTTTGCTGGATTGCTCTAGTTTTAAAGATAATTCATGGGCTTGTTGAATACTGGCTGAATATTTATCAAATTCGCCTTTAGATTCTTCCATGTCCCGATTAAGGCCAACAATATCCACGCCTTTGATGCCACGCCCAAGCAATTGAAAAGCAACGCCATTGCGTTCAGCAGAATCGGACATTTTCGCCAAACCAGAAATTGTTTTTTCAAACAAATCTTGTTCTGACAATGTTCGTAAGTCATTTAAACTTACGCCAATTTTGGCAAATGAGTTTTGAACCTTTAAATTGCCGCTAACAGCAGATTCTAATTTTTGAGTAAACCCAGCGTATATACGGCTGGTATCATCTGCTTCGCCGCCATTCTTGGCAAGTGCTTCTGACAACTGCAAAACAGATGCCGTTGCAACATCGTTTGCTTTAGCTGTTTTTTCAATGGAATTTGCAAACTCCATTGCCTTGTTTGTCATTTCCGCAAATGCGGCAATACCAGCAAGTTCAACCAGTTTTTCTTGGAAACCATCTAGCAGTTTTTCGGCTTTGTCGATGCCTGATGTGAATTCCGCAGAATCCAACCCTAGCACCACGCCCAAACTTGCTATATTTGCCATCTATTTTCCTTTGAAAAACCCTTTTGGGGCATTGGGAGCAAGCATCGCAAACGCTAATAACTGATCGCTTACTTGATTCCTTTTCGCTTCCTCTGATAATGGGGGATACAAATAATCATATATATTCGGTATTATAGCTTGTAAATTGTATGGAGTTTTACCTTTTGGCAACATTGAATTAAAATGTCCCGCCGTTAAACTTCCCAATATTTCTATTATTCCCCGATTACCAATAAGGCCATCCGCATACATTACACAAATGTCTGCAAATGTTTCTTCATCGATGGTTTTTGGGTCTGATCCATGTGCCGTTAAATAGGCTTTAACTTGCCTACGGATCGACCCTATTACTTTCCCTTGGTTGCTTTATAACCTGGAGAAATGGTATTGGTAATGCCTTCAATAATTTCAAGTTGAATTGAGAATGGGAATAATTCTTCAATCATTGAATATGTAATAGTATTCATATCAAAATCGGCTTGTTCTGGCACGATTAATTTGAACATTTCAGTAATGCGTTTTTCTGTAATAACTTTATTAATTGCAGTTTCACGCATTGAACGATCTTTAATAATCACATCATTATCTTTATATTGAATATCTGATTCTTTTTCAAATTCTTCTTTTTTATCAATAAATGGCTTAGATAATTCTTGATAATACTTTTCAACTAATTCATCATCAACAACTTTAATATTTTCGTTGATGGCTTCATATTCCAAAGTGGTTGGAACTTTTACTTTAAATGTATGGCCATTCATTTCAAATGAACGAACACGCAACATTTCTTGATTTTCTAAAAACTTCTTGCCCAGCGCATTTGCAAATTGATTCATAGTGTTTTTCTCGCTTGTCTTGCTTTATATTTTTCTAGGGATTGTTTTAAAGAATCGCCCAGATTGGTTGTAATAACAGTTACATTTGATTCTAATGCTGGTCTTAAATATGGTTTTGCCGCTACTTTTGCCGTTCCAAACTCCATTGCAATTGCTCTGGCATCGCTTTGCATTTCTGTTTTTGCGCCGCTTTTTGCGCTTTTAAATGTCCTTCTGTGGCCTTCTTTGCCAATATAAGCTGTAACTTTACCAATCACAATATCATTTGTGCTGACATATTTTGACTTTTTGTCCCGTGAAGTTGGTTTTCTGGTTTCAATCTGAAGGCTGGCCGCTAATTGGCCAGTATCTCTTGGAACTAATGTTCTGGCCGTTTCCAAAACTGTTCGCATTGATAAACGAACGGAATTTCTTAAAATGTTGTTTGTATCTTTAGGGCCAAAATCATCTTTAATCTGCTCTAGCAATTCTTTAAATTCTGTAATCCCAACACCTTCAACCCGAAAGTTTGTCATTTTGGTTTAATGAGATTATTAAATATTGAATTATTAAGAGATTTTACAAAAGATGTTATTTCGTCTGGGGACATTGAATCCGCATGACGGGCCGCAATTTCATACGCTAAATTAATACCCATTACTTTTTGTTGTTGAAAACCAAACCAATCCTTAACTCCAGAATCGGCTTGGTTTACCAAGTAACTAAAATAATTTGCTAAGTCTGCGTTATCTTTTATTGTCGGCATTTTATTAAGTGTTGTTTGACCAGCCATATTGGTTGCC